CCTTCATTGCTTGATATGCAGGAGATGTAGGTTCCCCATTAGGTAAGAGAGTGATTGCATTATTTACAATCGTTGCTGAGCCAAATCCACAAAATGGGCCCATGCCTACGGGTGCAGCTATTGCTTCAGCTGCATCCTTAGACTTTATTATACCTTCATAATCAAAATACGTTTTCATAATGTATCTTCGTTATTGTTATTACTCTTATATTCTTTCGATTGGTTTTTCATATCTTGGAAAGCCTCTCCTACAGCCTTGAACTTGAAGGTTATCAATTTCCAAAAGATAGACCAGATACTGTACTTCTTTTCTACACCATGTAAAGTACAGATATGATTATAAATACTATCTATCTCAAAACAGTAACATAATACCATTACCGTTATAGATACTGTTATTGGATTTAATCCGTAAGGTTCTCCGATGGCTTTACCTATTACGGCACCCAGTAAGATGTAACACAGATAATCAATGATTTTATTAAGAGTTCTTCTCCCGGCTCTAGATTTTCTTATTTCAATCTTCTTTGCCCTACTTGCAGATATGCCAAACCAGAAGTCTGCAAGGATTAGTACAAAGGCTAATAAAATCATCCACCTTAAATCAAAGATAATGGCATAACATTCAGAAGTAAATCCAATGATACCAGTTTTAACTAGTGTGTTAAAAGAGCTGCTTTCCATTTTGTTTATTCTATTTTAAGTGACCATTCTGTTCCTTCCGGAACTAATATATTAATACCTTGTTCCGAAATATCATTGGATTCCCAAGTAAGTTCTGTCTTATCAACTACATCCAACAGATTTACGATGAATACTGCTTTAACTGCAGGATTAGCTTTCACATAGAAAGTATGTTTACCTGGCAGATTAGTGAAGAATTGATAAGGGCTTGGATGAACTACATCTGGAGCTGTCTCATATACAATATCTGAAACTTCTCCAGTATCTGAAGTACAGGTTACGATAGTAGATACTTCTTGTATATCCTTACTTAATTCTGCACTTACTGGATTACAGGTTAATGTATACTTAGGTATAACATCTTTAACTGTAAGATTAACTACGGAGCCTTGATAGTAAAATTCATAATTACCTGCTTTATCCATAGTAATAAGAATATTTGAATCATAGGTTTCAGAAAAACCATCAAGAATTATACCAGTTATAACAGAACCACCGTCTCCCCAACGTAAATAGAATTGACAGTTCTTAGATTTAGTTAATTGATATCCTGCCTTGATATACTTCCCTGCATCTTCTGCTTCTTCTGAGTAAGGTTCTAATTCATACCAATTCTCATCATCTTCATTCAAGGGTTCTAACCATAAGTATGATTGAGGAGCTGGTACATAATCAAGTACTTCTACTTCTACAGACTTACTGGCATCCCCTACAGATTCAAATTTATAACTACCAGCTTCATTGAATTGGTATTCTGTATTTCTACCATAATAGAAATCAGGACCAACTACATAACGGTCAGTTAATTTTGTAGTTCCCAATTTTACCCAAGTACCCTGAGTATTCTTTTTGTAGATTGTTACTTCGGTATTAAAATAATAACCTAAGTTTGCACTTTCAAAAGTAGAATAATAAATACCAGATGTAACCCAAAGATTAACTGAGGCAGAACCTTGGGCATTTAGGTTTAATCGTTTATTAGATACACCTATATCATAGGTAATTGTATAACCTAGTCTATAAGCTACTACAGTACCATAATTACTTGTATTACCAGAATCATCTTTGGTACATCTGAATTGGAATGTGCCAGTAGTAGTTGGTGCCCATCTTTGACCATTACGAACT